CAATTCTATTTCCTCATTACTTTGCGATGGATTTGGAACATCAAAGTTTTCTTTTCTATTGAATAAATAAAGAGCTAATCTTTGTTTGCGTTGGTATAAATCAAACACAATATAAATAAAAATTAAAAATGCAATAAATAAAATTATTTTTTTATAAATTTCCATAATAAAATATATAATGATAATAATATATTAACATATACATATAAAATATTATGGCAGGAGGTTTACTAAATATAATTTCTGTTGGAAATAATAATGGTATTTTAACAGGTAATCCTACGAAAACATTTTTCAAAGTAACTTATTCTAAATATAGTAATTTTGGATTACAAAAGTTTCGGATAGATTATGACGGTTTAAGAGATTTACGATTAACTGAACCATCTACGTATACATTTAAAATTCCGCGATATGCAGAATTACTAATGGATACGTATTTGGTTATTACATTACCTGATATATGGAGTCCAGTGTATCATCCTTGTACTGAAACTGGTGGTAGATGGTCCCCTTATGAATTTCGTTGGATACGTGATTTAGGTAGTAATATTATAAAAGAAATTACGATTACCTGTGGTTCTCTTGTTTTACAAAAATATTCAGGAGAATACTTGGGTGCAATGGTACAACGTGATTTTTCAGCAGCAAAAAAGAAATTATATGATGAAATGACTGGTAATGTTCTTGAATTAAATGATCCTGGAAATGCGAATGGAAGAGCAAATACATATCCAAATTCATATTTTACTACCGCGAATTCTGGCTCTGAACCATCTATACGAGGACGACAATTATTTATTCCGATTAATACATGGTTTACATTAGATAGCCGTTGTGCGTTTCCGCTCATTGCTTTACAATACAATGAATTAAATATAAATGTCACACTGAGACCTATTCAAGAATTATTCCAGGTGAGAGATATTTACGACGTACAATATCAACGCCCCTACGTACAGCCTGATTTTAACCAATCACATTTTCAAATGTATCGTTTTCTGCAAACTCCTCCTGATATAATTATTACATCAGACGAATATACAAATAAAATATCAACATGGAATGCGGATATACATTTATTATCCACATATTGTTTTTTATCCAAAGAAGAAGCCCAAGTATTTGCAGCAAACGACCAAGTTTATTTAGTAAAAGATGTTTTCCAATACAATTTTGAGAACATTACCGGAACAAATAAATTGAAATTGCCTTCTAGTGGTATGGTGGCAAATTGGATGTTTTATTTACAACGCAATGATGTAAATTTACGTAATGAATGGAGTAATTATACGAATTGGCCTTACGATAGCATACCCGGTGGTTTACAAGAAGCAAGTAGTGCTGATCCATCCTTAAATTATCCAGAGTTTACGAACCTTTCATTTATAGTAAATAATAAAGAATATACGATTAAGTATGGTCCAGGAACAGATCCAGTAGATCAAGTAAAAACTGGTATTTACGTGACCGGGGATTATTTAGTTGATAATCAACGTGAAATATTAAATACGATGGGTATTTTATTTAATGGAGAATACCGCGAAAATATATTAACGAGTGGTGTATTTAATTATGTTGAAAAATATACGAGAACACAGGGTTCAGCAAAAGATGGATTATATTGTTATAATTTCTGTTTAAATACGAGTCCTTTTGAATATCAACCAACTGGTGCAATCAATATGAGTAAATTTAAATTGATACAATTAGAACTAGCTACTTATGTACCACCGATAGATACAGAATCGTCGAAATTTGATATTTTATGTGATAGTAGTGGAAATGCGATAGGTGTTCGTAAATCAAATTGGAGATTATATCAATATAATTATAATATGACCGTATTTGAAGAACGATATAACGTATTGTCTTTTATAGGTGGAAATTGTGGTATGTTATATGCCAGATAATATTTATGAGTTTTATTATGAATTTTATATACTATATTATAATATAGATTTTATAATATATTATGGAAAATGAAAAAACTATTTGGAATAAAACAATATTTAGTGAAACGCCAGATAAATATGATGATAATTTCCAAATAATGAATATGAAATATAAATTAAAAAATAGTAAGAAAAATAAAAAAGAAAATTATAAAAATATAGAAATTTTGGAGAACATATATGATGATTCAAATGAAAACATTGAAGGGTTTAAAGCTAAAAAAAAAATTGCAAAAGTTAAAAAAAGCAAAGAAGACACTTCTAAAATAGAAGGGTATAATGAAGATTACACCAGTGCGGATACAGTAGGTTATGGAAATTTACAAAAATCGAGCAAAAGCAAAGAGTTTGACCCAAATTTTTTAGGGTTGCCTGATAAAGATTTTGATGGTATAGATACTCCCGATAAAGGAAATAAAGATGATCCACGGGTGGCTTTAATTCGAAGTATAAACAATGTATTTGGAGTAATTAATAAATTTAACTATAAAATTGCTCTTGTTTTAGCAAAAACATTATCGCGCTCAGGAAAAGGAGAAGACGATATTGGAGAATTATTAAGGAAAGGGTCAAATACACGAAAAACCGAAAAAAACAATTCTTATACTACACAAGATATATTAATTATACAAAAATATATTGGATTTTTTGAAAGTATATTGGTGGCATATTTTGCAACTTATAATTGGTTTTACATAATGTTTTATTATTATACTGAATCAGATTGTAAAGATATGGATTGTACTATAAAAGAATCTAATGCGGATACAACGAAAGAATCTAATGCGGATACAACGAAAGAATCTAATGCTGATGAAATTAATGAAACACTAAATGAAATAACCAATACATTATTAGGTCGACGTATCAAAGTTCCAAAATTAAATTCATTTTTTATTCAAAACCAAATACACGGTGGGGGTATTTTTTCATCTATATTTTGCTCTTTTGTAAATAATTTCTTTATTTTTGCATTAGCATTTGTTGAGTGTTTGCAAAGTATAATGATGGATATTATACCTAAATATGCAACACAATTTTTCAATTATAAAGGGTGTTTTATTATTGTATTCTGTATGTTAGTAATGTTTTTTTATTATTGTAATACATTATTGCATAAGTTTTTGATAGATGTTCTAACAGGAAATACAAGAAATCTAATGGTAGGAATTATGTATTTTTTACTACTATTGATTTATTTTTTCGGAAATTATAATTTTGGGAAAATTACCAAAACTACTAATTATACCACGCATACATTTATGGATTTTATTTTATCTCCAACTTTAAGTATTATTATGGCTTTTATGAGATTTATTATAATTATGTTAATTTCTGTTCCAATGGGTGCAATAGCATGTGTATTTTATATTTTATTTAATTCTCTTTTTGGAATATTATTTAATACCGGAATATTAAAATATTTTGGTACATATTTTAAAATTAATGATTTTATTAAAGATAATAATGATCCTGAAGCAAATAAAGATAGATCTGGCGAAGAAGAATTTATATATAAAATTAAATCTTCTTACAATAAAGTTATTGATTTTTTTTACAAATATTCTATTTTTATTTCATATATAATTTTATTAATATTTGCTATTAATGATTATTTAAAAAATGTTAAAAATTATAAATTAAAATTACATTTAATTATTTTGTCTTCTATTTTTATTGTTATAATGTTAATTAGTATGATTGGAATATTTTTTAATAAAACCGAAGAAACTGCAAACCCTACTACACCAATGTCAGATGAAAGTGAAAAAGATGAATCATTGGCTGATATTATCTCAATTATGTTTAAAAATATTTTTACTAAGACTATAATTGCAAGTAGTAAAAAATCTAGTAATAACAATAAGGGTAAAAGTGAATGAATACTATTATAAAAACGAAAAGCAACGAATTCAAATCGTAAATAAATATTTTTCGTAATAATGACATAAAAATAAATGTTTAGAATATAATAATGGGAAAAAATAAAAAGCACCGTCCTTTTGTAAGTGTATGTACTCCAACATTCAATCGTCGTCCGTTTATTGAAAATATGTTTCAATGTTTCCGTAATCAGGATTATCCAAAAGACAGAATCGAATGGATTATTGTAGATGATGGAACAGATAAAATTAATGATTTAATTGCCAAAGCAAATATCCCTCAGATTAAATATTTTGCGATAGATACAAAGATGACATTAGGTGCAAAACGTAATTTAATGCATAAACATACCAAGGGTTCTATTATTGTTTATATGGATGATGACGATTATTACCCACCTGATAGAATATCACATGCAGTAGAAAAATTAGAAAGTAATAAACAAGCCTTGTGCGCGGGTTCCAGTGAAATATATATTTATTTCAAAACATTAAATCGAATGGTCCAATGTGGTCCATATGGCCCAAATCATGCGACTGCTGGAACATTCGCATTTCGTCGTGAACTATTAGATCAAACGAAATATGAAGATCATGCAGCATTGGCTGAAGAACGTGCTTTTTTGAAAGATTATACAATCCCTTTCGTACAATTAGATCCTATGAAAAGTATTTTAGTCTTTTCGCACGAACATAATACATTTGATAAGCGAAAAATGTTAGATAATCCACATCCAGATTTTTTAAAAGATTCACCTAAAACCGTAGATGATTTTATTAAGAATAAAAATGAAGAATCGATCAAGGATTTTTTTATGAATAAAATAGATAAATTATTAGAAGCATATGAACCAGGTTCTCCTAAAATGAAACCAGATGTATTACAACAAATAAAAAAAATAGAAGCCGAACGTGCGGAAATGTTGAAGAAAGCACAACATGAAGCCGCAAATCAAATTATTTTACAAAAACCAGGTGAAGAACCAGTTGTATTATCAGTGCACGATGCAGTGAATATAATGCAACAACAACAAAAGTATATTGGTGAACTCACGAATGAAAAATCAAATCATGTAAAACGAATCGGCGAATTAGAAAAAATGATTATCCAGTTACAAATGCAAATTATTGACAAAAATAAAGAATTGAAAAATCTAAAAACCGCAGCACCTAATGCTAGCGTAGAAATAAAACCAAATAAAGGCGAAGAAGTAATTACTACTACAATTTTGTCTTCTACAGAAATGCCAAAAAGTGTTCCTCTAATCATGGTAGAAGCTGATTAAACCCTAGAATTAATATATACCTTTTATTCAGTAAAATCATTTGGTTTTACTGAATTAACACCCATCATCATCATAATCATCTAAATCATCGTCATCATCCGTTATTAGTTGTACTTCTTTTTTTACATTTTTATCTAAATAACGATATACCCGTTTGATATCTAATTTTGAAATCGTATAATTTTCAAAAAATTTCAATAGTTCGGACATTTTATCCAATTGATTTATAAAATCTTCGCCATAATATAATCTCATCTCTTGAAAAAAGGATATCAAATCTTTTTTATCCATATCTAATTTTTGTGATAGATTATAAATAAACAAAATGTTATTATACTCCGTGGAGTATTTGGTGAGAACCTTGGTGAATCTGATATCAACCGTTTTATTTTTATCTTTGAAATAATCATGATAAATTTTATTATTATAAAAGGTCTTCATCAAAGAACTCATTTCATTAAATTGCCAAATTTGACTCTGGAAAGTAATTCTATCTATATAATCCGCGTAACATATATTGTCTAATATTTTCAAATAAAATGGATAAGATTGCGACGGTGATTTCGTAGATAAAACGTCTACAATATTCTCATGCCATAATAGGGCGACGATTGTACGGTCAGTTTCATTCATAAATGTATTATGTTCTTCCAATTTCATCGGCGTTTCTATTAATGTTTTCGTTATTTTTTTGGAATCTTCATTATAGGTTTTGATTTGGAAAATGTTATCAATGATTTCGTTATTCAATAAATCGGGGTTTTTGTTATATATATCATTAATAAAGGTCATTTTTCGTAAATCGCCTTGTATATATTGGAT